TAGAAACTTTCCAATTAAACTTCTGTAAGTCACCTTCCTGATCCGTTAATTCTTTAGAAATACTGCTCACTTTGTCTAATTGTTCAATAAATGAATTAATGTTTTTTCTGTTAGCTGGATCTAAGACATGTTCTACAACCTTATCTAACTCTGACAAAGACAGACTGATATTCCCGAAATGGTTAGCTAAGTCCTGCTTTGCCATTTCAGCATTTGCCATTTTCATTTTTGTCGACAAGCCAATTGCTGCTCCACCTGCTAAGGCAGCAATACCGACTATTGCAGTCAATGGATTACTCATCATAGCTACTCTAAAAGCGTCTGCCGCGAGTGCTACATCCTTGATACTTTTTGCAATTTTCAATGTTGTGATAGTAGTTCCGATTCCTGCAAGTGTTCCCACTATAATATCGGGATTCTCTATCATCCAATCTCCAATTTCAAGAAATGGACCTGCAAAATCTACAATTGCATCTTTGGCATCTCCGATTTGCCTAATAACTGTAGGAATGCTTTTCTGGAAACCTTCTGCTACTCCTGCAATGTAATTAGGATCAAATAAATCCGCCTCATCCGTAAACTGTAGCGCCACTTCTAAGGCATCAGATAATGGGTCTCTAAAATCCTGATAAAGAGTAATTCCCATGTCTACAACACGGTTCTTTACCATATCAAGGCGGCTTTCGAATGTTGCATAGCGCTGTGCTGCCTCCTTTGCAAGAGCTGTATTTTCTTCAAATGCTGTGCTTGATAGGTCCAGTGTTTTGTTAAAAAGACCGCTTGCGTTAGCCGCCCTCAGAATTGCATCTCGCATACGTGTCTCTGTTATGTCCATATCTGTCAAAGTGGAAATGGCAGATTCTCCTAATCTGTCAGTATCGTTTAGTCCACTAATAAAGGCCGTCATTGCATGGGCTGCATCTTCCTGAAACGCTTTTTTAAACTGGCTTCCACTCATATTTGCAACCTTTGCAAACTGATCCAGACTTCCTCCACCTTTTTCAACTGCCAATTGCATCTGTATCATAAGCTTGCTAATAGCAGATCCTCCAGCTTCCGCCTCTATTCCAACGCTGGAAAGTGAAGCTGCATAGCCCAGGATATTAGCTTCTGTCATTCCAACCTGATGGCCTGCACCCGCAATCCTCATAGCCATTGCCATAATATCCGCTTCAGTTGTTGCAGAATTATTTCCCAAGGCCACAACAGAGCTTCCGAGATTTTCAAACTTATCCTGAGACATATCAACGATATTAGCAAATTTTGCAAATTCCGCAGCCCCTTCGTCTCCCAGATTAGTTGCTACTTTCAGGTCCGCCATAGTACTCGTAAAATCTTCTATATTCTCCGTATGTATTCCCAGCTGACCCGCTGCTTCCGCAATTTCAGAAAGTTCTACGGCTGTCTGCGGCTTATTTTTCGCCATCTCTCGAATACCTTCTTCGAGATCAGCCAATTGTTCATCCGTTGCATTTACAGTTTTTCTTACGCCCGCAAATGCCGACTCGAAATCAGACCCCACGCTTATGATTGCTGCTCCTGCTACCCCTGCCGCAGCCCCTGCTGCCAGAAGAATTTCCGCCGTTGTTCTTACTGCCTTTGTTGCACCATTCCACATGCCGTCAATTCCGCTACCGGCTGCTCCCATTGCAGTTGCATAGCTGACATTTTGTTTATTTGCCTCTGCCGCTTCTTTTGCAACAGAACGGAGCTGTTTTTTTGAAAGATTACACGCTTCACCTAAAGACTGGTCAATCATTCCTGCTATTTTTATCGCAAGTTCATATTCTTTATTTGCCACGCTTTTTTCCTCCTCTCTTACACTCCGCTGCTACTGCTGCAAATACTTCTTTTAATTCTTCTATGGACAAGCAAAACAGGTAATCTAATCCCGTATGGGTCATTAATGATATTTTGATGCAATTTTTCCTTATAATTTCTGTATCTTTCGAACTCAACCCGGCATGTAAAAAAAACCAGCCACCACATTTTTAATCCTTACTGCATCTCTTGCTTTCATTTTGTTACACCATTCCCATGGCTTACGATTAACTCTGGCGGCTGTAAGCAGTGCATATAATCTTGTAATTTCTGGATTTGAGCCGGAATATCCACGGCGGCGCATCTGATCGTCAACAGCAAACATATCTTCCGCTGTCATATCGTAAAGTCCAGACAAGTTAATTTCTTTTACTTCTTCACCATCAAATACATAATGATCATATAATTGGATAATTAATGTTGGTTTTTCTTCATCAGAAGAGGCTACCGTATTGGTAGCCTCATTAAGCATATTTGTATTTTTTTGATCCATTTTTCTTGCCCTCCTTTAGCAAAGCTTGCGTACTTTTTCCATCAGGTCCGTACCATTGATTCTGTAAACATTGTTCAATTTATCGATTTCAATCAGTTTCACTCCATCAATCTCATACAAAATGTAAACAGCTTCGATACTGATTTTAGACCCCATAACATCTCCCGGCTTCAAACTTCCTGGAGACATTGTTTTGCAGCGCCCTTTCACCACATACCGAAACCCTGCAAAGTCTGAAACCCCTGTGGATTTATCCGTTACCTGAATTGCACCTCTTACATTTAATCCCACCTGTTTCATAGGATTTGCGAATTCAAAAATCGGCTTATAAAGAATTCTGAACGGAATATCCTGAGTTATGGAATCAAAATGTCCCAGCACCGGCACATCATACGAACCGGCGATACCAGCCCCTGTAATGGTTGCAACTTTACTGGACAAATCCGCCATACTCATTTCATCCGTAATACCCACCAGCTGATCGCCATCACCATCGTAAACATTAAACCCATGAATAACTTCTGGGATTATCGAATTATTAAACTCCATATTATTCGCCTCCTAACGCTGTTTGAATGATTGTCGGGTCAAATTCAATATTATTGACGATATATTCTGCCGGGGTCCAGAATGCAATTTTCGTATAAAAAATAACCGAACCATTAAGAATAGATTCGATCGGGTTATCGTCTTCACTGAATGAAATTGTTCCCCCCGCAATACTTCCGCTTGATGTAAGGCTGTTTAAGTATAAGTTTTCTGCATCAACAAGGGCCTCAATTAACCGATAGTTTGCCGGTTCGTCAACTTTTCCTTTGTATGTAAGGATGAAATGGTTTCTATACCAACTCATCATTCTTCTGCATGGAATCCAGCGGTCCTTCGGTTCTGTCGTACCCGGATATGCGGCTGTGTTGTTTCCCCATGACCTCCAGCCTCCATCATTAATGGCTGTTACAATGCCGTATGAGTTTACAACCTCTGCCATATTTGTATCAAGTACAACCTCTGTATTATCTTCCAGGATTGCAGCACTCATGTTAAGCAGTTCATTCGATGGACTCTTATACGGTACATCGCCATGATTCACATCCGTATAGGCAGTCATAGCTGCCCAAACAGCAGAATAATCAAACTTTCTTGTACCAAGCCTTAATTTAGGCCATAGCAGGATTGCATGTTCATTGGTAACTGCAAGCTCTTCCTTTGCCGTTTTCAGCGAGGTGTAAACTTTTGTTGTGGAAGTATCTAAGTCAATTGCCGTCTCACAGGTAAATACACCGTTTATGTCAGTTGTTTTTGCACACATTACAGCCGCCACAGTGGGTTTTTTTGACCAGCCTGGAGCCACAATAATACCCGGCGTTAAAGCAAATTTGGGGTAAATCTGACGGATCAATTCAAGCCCCGTTTCTTTTCCAGTGGCAGTATCGTAACCACCAATGATATCATCTTCCGTTACCAGTGATGGATCAAGCTGGTCTGCGGTCACTTTAAGACCTGTCACACCACTCGTTTTATCTGTTGTTAGCAATGTGATTTCAATTCCGCCAGCAGAATTAAACTCAGCTACATAATCTGTATCTTTTGTTAGTGCTCCGCCAGCCTGGTCTGTGACCTCCAATGATGCAAGCATAATTCCAGTATCACTGATTGTTGCCGTTTTTGATGATACTGACACGGCATTATTGCTGTAGTCCTTCTTGTGTTTGGAAGGATCCATGACATTAATAAAAACAACCGGCGCAACCGCATAAATCTGGAAGCTTGCATACATGGATTGACACAGCGTATAGCTTTCAAAATTATCACTATATCCCAACTGTTCCTCTGCTTCTGAAAAGCTGTAGGCAATAACTGGG